TCTTCCATTGGAGCATCTGGCTTTTCCTTCTTGAGGCGTTCCAAAACTTCGGCTGGGTGAGAAATTGGAGCTTCGTCTGGCTTGGTATAGTATTGAGAGTTGTCATCACCTGGTGTAGCAAAAGTCTTGGTTTCCATCATTGATCGCTTGCGTTCTTGGAAGAGACGAGCAGCTTCAGATTGGTTTTCTCTGTAGCCAGTCATAATTTCTTCGAGCTTTTGATTTTGATAATGAACATCTTCAATTTTGGTAGCGTCTGGTGGAATCAACAACCACTTGTACATATCAACGACGTAGATGTCAAAAGTTGGGTCTTCCTTTTGAAGGCGCTTAGCATGGGACGCTGCTTCGTCACGAGACGCGAAAGCACCACGGATCTTGATACCAAACTTGTCATTCTTTTGTGGGGCTTCCGGACCAACGACGGAGAGGCATGCATACAATTGACCTGGAACGGTAGTGTAATCTTGTTCAAGAGACATATTATGTATTATGTACTATATACAGTAGAAAACTTTAAGCCAGCTTATAATTTTAATTATGAAGACATAACCTAAGTAAAAACTAGAGTCAAAAATTGTAAAAGTTAAATTACGATGAACCCACAAGATCATTATATCAGAGTTGTATTTTCTCTTTTACAAAATCATTTGGAAAAGAGATCATCTCTTCAGTTGTGCAATACAATGGATGATGGGCGATTAAATAGTATTCACGACGAAGATACAATTGCCGACTACATCCTGGAATTCTTTGGAACAGTGATTAAACGTGGTAAATCAAGAGAACTTGGAGATCTTTGGTTAGATATGTCTCCATACAATTTACCGGATTTACCTATAAATATTAAGTGTCTGAATGAAAAACCCGGACAAAGAAATAATTTATTTGGACTTCCAAAATTTTTTGCATATACTTTTGACGACCAAACTTGTTCAAGTAAAGTTGGGGTTGCAAAAACTGTGAAGACTACTCCACAAGATAAACTGCTTAACAAATATGGTCTTGTCATTGTGAGCAAAGATTCACCAAAGTGTTGGGTAGGAAGTCTTGATGAAGTTCCCGATTCAGATATTAATGCAAATCCGTCAAACGATTTTCAACTCGCATGGCCTTCTTCGAGGGTTAGTCGCACGAATGGAGAATACCGTGAAATGCTGACGACTAAATTACACGATCTTTTTAAGAAGATGGCCGAACCACTTAAAGTTTTTGAATCATTGTAGTACATGCGCAAGGAGCTCGGTCAATACTTCACCATAGATGACAACCTTCAGCAGTATGTATTTGACCGAGTTAAGAACCGAGGTTCTACACTTCTTGAACCTTCGTTTGGGGCGGGACATCTCTTGAAGAAGTTTTTACAATTTGATAAAAACTACCCAATGTTTTGTTTTGAAATTGATGATTCAATTGAAAGTGTTGTTTCATTCGATGAAAAACAAAATGTAGAGTATTGTAATTTTTTAACAAAAGATTTTGATTGCAAATTCAAAACAATTATTGGTAACCCACCCTATGTTAAACATTCACATGGTAATTTATACATTGATTTTACAAAGAAGTGTTTCGAACTACTAGATGATGAAGGTGAGTTAATTTTTATTGTTCCATCGGATTTTATAAAGGTGACAAGCGCGTCAAGTGTGATTAATGAAATGGCAAAAGTTGGCACATTTACAGATTTTTTATTTCCTCATAACGAAAATCTTTTTAATAACGCATCTGTAGATGTAGTTGTTTTTAGATACCAAAGGGGACTAATCAATAACAAGTCGGTTATTAATGATGAAGAAAAATACTGTAATGTGATTGGCGGAGTTATAACTTTTAGTGATGAACAAGTGAGTGGAGAATTAGTTTCAAATGTTTTTGATGTATATGTGGGTCTTGTTTCTGGAAAAGATGAGATATACAAAGTCCCTTTTGGAAATGTAGATATTCTCACTGATAGAAATGACATTGAAAAGTTTATATTTGTACGCGAATTTCCCACACCCAGTGATGAAATAAACAATCACCTTTTGTCAAATAAGGAACAGTTAATTTCTCGTAGAATTAAAAAATTTAATGAAAAGAATTGGTTTGAATGGGGAGCACCAAGGAATTTGAAAACGATAGAGAGCAATTTGGGAAAACCGTGTGTATATGTGAGAAATATAACGAGACAGAAAGAAGTTGCATTTAAGGGTAATGTCACGTATTTCGGGGGTAAGTTATTATGTTTGATACCCAAATCCGAAGTTGATATAGATAAAATTGTAGAATACTTAAATAGTGAATCTTTTAAAAAGGATTACACCTACTCAGGTAGATTTAAAATAGGACACAGACAATTGTCACTTGCCCTCCTAAGTATTTAAAAAGTAAATGCTTTTTAAGAATTAAGATGGAGGAAATTCGCAGAAACCATAACGATGCTAAGCGAACTTTAATCCAATATGCTACAAAAGAAGGATTCAGTATTTTGGATGTGGGTTGCGGCTTCGGCGGCGATCTGCAGAAATGGCACAAATGTGGAGCAAATATGAGTATGTGTGATCCAGAGCCATCTGCTCTTGTTGAAGCAAAGAGTAGAGCAAAAAATATGCACATGCGTGTAAATTTTTACGAAGGTGATATTCATAATTGTCCAAATAGAAAATTTGATCTTGTATGTTACAATTTTTCACTTCATTATATTTTTGAAACAAGAGACAAGTTTTTTAGTTCAATTAGAGAAATTAGAAAACGCCTTAAACCCGGAGGAAAACTTATTGGTATCATACCAGATTCGGAAAAAATTATATTTAGAACTCCTCTAAAGGATGATATGGGTAATTTCTTTCTTATGAAAACACATGGAAATGGTGGGTTTGGTGAAAAACTATTTGTAAATCTTGTAGATACACCATTTTATGCAGATGGCCCAAAGTCGGAGCCCATCGCTTACAAAGACCTCTTAGTGACTCATCTTGAAGAATTGGGTTTTAGTTTAGAACTCTGGGAAGGTCTTACAGGAAATCCTATATCGGAGTTGTATAGCAAATTTATCTTTGTATATAAGAGATGATCCCATTCATTGTATTGATTGTCATAAACTTATGGATCTTGTATCAGACACGCGAACCTCAGGCCCTTGTCGAAGTAAAAGAAAAATATAGGATTCTACGAGAACATCTTCATGAAACAAACAATGAAAAATTTCATATGATTACTCGATGTGTCCCAATCACAGGGATAAATGGAATGAAAGGTACGGTTGGTTATAACACAAATAAAGGACAGGAAATTGCCATATGTTTGGATGGTTCGGTGAATGATATTTTCCATGTTCTTATTCACGAATTGGCGCATTCAACTGTAACAGAGTATTCACACTCAGAAAATTATTGGAACAACTATGTGGAACTTCGTGACATATGCGTAAATTTGGGTATATATGAAAAGATCCCTGAAAGAAAACCATTCTGTGGTCAGAACATTCAGGATAAATAATCTCATCGCATATTAAATGAAAACGCCATTGAGTGTTTTGATTATGGTCATTTTGTATTGGCTTGCCATATATGGTATCACTGTAGTCCCACATATGAGTGAAAACTATCATCTTAATTTGGTGTGGATGACAGTGATTGTACCAAATGTTTTGCGTCTTATTGTTGGAAGTATTCCACGACTCGCAGTGGATCGTCTTTTCTTTCTTACAACAACTTTGATTGCGTTAGTAATCACATATGGTGTAAATATGATTTGGGGTGATAGTAAAGATGCTGTGAAAGATTATGGAAGTGACAGAAGCAAGACACTTAAATTGAGTGCCTTGCTTATGACAGCGTTTGTTACAGGAGCTCTAATTACATACTATACAGGTATTGATAATTCAATCTACTCAAACATGGGTTGGGAATCAAATAACACTTTTTAAGCTTCGGAACACATTGGGCATTTGTGAAGCCTTGGAAAACATATTTTACACACAAAATGATCACACTTTCTAAATTTGAAACACTTTGCTTTATTGAGACATACGGGACATTCCATATAATCATCGGAATCTAGTACTTCATTCTCGAACCTCCAAAAGCAATTTGAACACACTTTAAGTCTCGAATCCATCATTTTATAACATATGTCAAAGTTGGGACATTTTTTGTCTTTCTTCATTTTTCTACTATATAGTTGGTATATATTCCCAACGCAAATCATTGCAGATCTTCTTCCAGATTACATCTTGTTGATAAAGCTTGCTTTTGGACTTGAGAAGAGGGAAGTACTGCAAGTATTCGTCTTCTCCTAAAAGCTCACAAAACTTGTAAAGAACATATGAATAGCTAAGAAAGTTCTTTCTATCGGCTGGACAATTGTCATCAAATGGCTTTTGTATATCTTTGAACATGATTCGTAATCTTTCCTCTAGTTCTTGTGGCATATTTGGAGCTTTGATACCATTCAGAATGTTTGTTATATATGGAACATGTTCGTAATACTTATTAAGTCTCAATTTCTTGAGAAGCCCTCTAATTTTAGTGTGTGTAATCTCTTCCAGACTCTTGATTTTAATCTTTTTGAGTTCAGATCTCAATTGATCCATTACTTCATCGGGTATTGTAGTCATTTCTTGTGCTTGAAATTGGCTTAGCCATTCATTGAAATGATTTTCCCTTTTGTAACTATAATTTACAACTTTTTCAGATGTTTCCTGTTCTTCTCGGTACGTCAATTCTTCGCTAATTAAACATGACAATACTAATCCACATGAATCACAGACTAATTCACTCGTATCATGAAAATGTACTACATTACTTGAAGAACAGTTTTCACATATATCCATTTTACGTTCTCTGGGTCTATTTATATTTTGATTCTCCACGTCAATTAGATAATCTCGAAAAATATCCTTTCTTTGAAGCCCTACAGTTTCTTTAACGTTAAAGATATTATCTGTATTAATTTCTTCAATCGTTTCATCAGTATATTGATTCATAAAAGGCATACAACGAATTATATAATCTGACATTTCACGTTCGTACCTACTTTTATTAGAAGGGTCAGATTCAATAAGATTGGTCCAATTTTCAATCTTGTTGTTATATCTACTTAAAAAGTTTCCCTCCATTATAAATAAGAATGCTTGTTAAACTTTTAAGTAGCATTATTCTTCCAGTGTATTCGACTTACAAACGCTTTACTACACCAGCGGATTACACTATAATATCAGAAGAACTTGAATACAAAGTTGATCATAGAATGAAGTATCAAATCGAAGATGATTTTTGGGAGGAGGAGAGTAAAAGTTGGCGTGATGGAATTCTTAAAGAATTTCACTCCTATGTTACGGGTAAATCTTTTAGAAATACGATTGTACCTCAAAATGTTAAAACACTAGTTTTAAGAGTAAAATATTATCAAAATGGAAAAATCTACAAAGCAATTTCAAATGATATAAATTTTAAACCCGGGGAAAATGAGAAAAGTGGTATGTGTTTTACAATCCCTTTGAGTAGTGCCTGGATAGTTGATCAAGGTGATAAACCAGTAAGAGACATTACTGAAAAGGTGAGAAGGTATTCTGGACCTCGAAATGATTTTCATGGGCAGAGTGTTTCTTTGCAAGAGTTCCTGTATTACACACCAGAAACTTTAAAAAATGAATATCCAAAAATAATACTTACAAATGCACTAGGTATGAAAAAACTCGTTCTTACTACTGAAGATTCTACGACAGATTTAAAAATTCCATAAAATATTTTGCATTGAAAATGACATTACTGATCATCCGACACCTTCGTTGCCAAGTAGAACTTGAGTTCTCCCAAATTGGCTACATTGTACTTTAGAATCAAAAATCTATTTCCTCCCTCTTGCATAATTTGCACAGTCGCACACATACTTGTCGCCTTTGTAAAGATATTCAAGTATCTCAATGAATACAAACCCGTCATTTCTGGTGTTTCATCTGGGCATTCAATTGATGTTTCCTGATTTGCGAAATCGCCTTCACATTTGAGGTGAAGGTATTTATCTTTGCGAGTAATTTCAATTTCAGTACCAATATTTGACATGTCTCTGCACATTCGTTGAAGATCTGCCGATGGCAGATTAGTTATACTTGTCATCGTAATGTCTGGTACTTCAATACGACTTTCATTGATGTCCAAAAGTTTTAGTTGAAACTTTGTGCTTGTTTTTTTAGATTCACTTGAAATTTCAATGTCCATAAATTCTTTTGAATTAATTTCAATTGTCAAAACATCATTGTTTGTAATTGTTTTGAAAAGTTTAAAAGTATTTGAAATGTTAATACCCGCGATGATTTCGTCACATTCACATTGATATTCTTCAAAGTTTTCAGCGTCAAGGAACATATCAACTAATGATGTCCTAGCCGTGTCGAGAGTGGTAATATAGACTCCATCCGGTTTAAAATATACATTTATATCGTTGAGAATATCCTTTAGTACTTCAAATGTAGATTTAACAGCAGAAGCTTGAATTGTAACCAATTTCATATCTTCATAAATTTCGCGTTAAATCTTTAAATCTGATCAGAATATGCAACACCTTTATTAACATCTCTACTTATCTTTTCTTCAAGTTCTTTAGTCATCGCAGGTTGAAGAGACTGTCCATAACTATCAAGAGAGAATATATCCGCGTCATTATCTCCATCTTCCAAACCTGTCATTGATCCAGAACAAAATCCTCCAAATCCACGATGTTCTATACGCTTGTTTGGTAATAAAGAATCCAGCCAGTTTTTTATTTCGTTACCAACTAGAATTTTACCATTCTTTGTTAGCATAGTTGGGACACGAGTAATTTTGTTTTTATAAGCAGGCGGAATACCTTGAGTATTAACATTGTGATAATGAATCAATTGTTTTAGCTGTGGTTGACTATTGATATACCCAATTAATTCCATGGAATGTTTGCACCGTGGGCTGTATATCAGTAGTGACATCTAATATACATTGGGAAATTTCAAAAAAAAATTAACGCATATTAGTAAACATGATGAAGTTAAATAACATACTTCTGACTATTTTGCTTGCTGTGATTGTAGTCATAATGTTCAGACGGGAACCATATACAGAGATTTTTGGTTTTTCTGGACACACAAAGCCAACTGGCTCTATTAGATTGGACGATCCCAGGCCAAATTTAAGTGGTTATACCAAAGCCGAAGCTAAAGTTTCAAATGATTTGATGCAAAAGTTTGTTCTTTTGGCTAACCAAGAAATTTCAAAGCGCACAGGACTTTGCACTTATATAATTGAAACAACTAAAGTTGAAAAGTATTCTGGTGCGGGGGATGATATTTATCAGTGTATGTTCATGGTTGTCAAGAATAGTGGTTTTGCCTTTGGATTCTCTGTATCCGCTACATTTGAAGTCAATGGTGACAATGTGTTATTAAAGGGACTCAGATCTCAACCACTTGATGTACAAACACCATCAACAGTTGAACCATTTGTAGATGGAAAGGCTGGTCAAGAATTTGTAAATTACGATTTGGTAAAAGAAAAGGCTGTTCCAACTAAAAGTGAGTTTGAATTGGCTAAAAATAATTTGAACTAATTATAATGCTCAGTATCAATGATGTTGCTAAAATTGATGAAAAGAGAAAACAAATAAAAAAGGAGATTTATACAAAAATTTATGAACAGTTTTCTCGTAAGATTAAACAATCTGTAGAAATGGGTAATAAACAAATTTTCTTAACGGTGCCCGCATTTGTAGTTGGTTGTCCAACATTCGACAGGACTGCAGCTGCAAGATACATCGCTAGACAGTTTCAAAATGGTGGTTTTACTGTACAACTTGTCAGTGACGTTGAAATATATGTAACTTGGGTCATACGCAAAAAGAAGAAAGATTCAAGTGAAAATTATCAAGATGAAGCAGAATTTCCAAATTTAATGAACCTCAAAAAAATAGCAAACCAGTACAGGAGAGGTGCGTAGGAAGATTATTATTAAAACCCACTTTAATCATAAATGGACAACTTGAACATACTTGTAGAGGCTAAAAAGGAATACCTCGGACAGTTGTGTCAGATTATGTGCCCAGTTATGATTGAAGTTTTCAGTGATATGTATGATGAAGCCACAAAACTTTCCAAAGGTCGCAAAGTTTTGATTATGTATCAAAAACTACTCAAAGAAGTTCCAAATTGGTCTAATGCTATGTCTAAACAACACACTGACAATATTGCCAGTCGGTGTGCATGGTTTAACGATTTATTGGCAGCCGTCTTCGTAGCTTGCACAAAGATTCTTTCCGCTGTTAGACTCAAGACTGACAACAAAAAAATTAGCCTTAAACTTCCAACAAATGAAGTTTTTATTCAAACCTGTTACAATAACGTCGCAAAGGATCTGTACAAAGATCCATACGTAATGCACGAAGAACAAAATGAATATATGCGCGATGAACAATTGACAACACGTTTCTGTACATGCATCGAAAGAACCGTGAAAGAACTCATCCCGGTTCAACAAATTCTCCAAACTTACATGTCTCAAGAAACTCGTGATATTGATCTCGATGGAGAAGTTCATGACGGTGAAGATCCAGATGTTTTTGATGGTCCAGCTAATTTGGAAGAATCGGTACCAGAAATGGAAACAACACCAGAAGAAATGCAAGAAATGGAACCAATGGAACCAATGGAACCAATGGAAACATCCGACGAACCATTGCAACCAACTGGTTTGGAAAACGAATTTAAGACTGTTCCAGGAGTTCAGGCTCCAGAGCCAGTGTGTGAAGCTGTTCCGGAAGAAATGAGAACCGAGCCAGCTCCTCAGGAAGATGAAGATGTTTTCTTTGGTGACGCACCAGACCAGCGTACAAAAAAAGTTGCATATAATTAAATGGAAGAGTTATCCGACTATCTCCGAGACCCAATGATGGCTGCTCTAATTGCCGGTGCTATTACTGCTGGTTACATCCACTTGAAAGCACAACTCAATAATGAAGGAAAATTAGAATTAAATAAATATACAAAACCAGCGGCCTTGAATGCAATTCTCGTTTATTTCATCGTTTCTAATGGCCTTGGTCAAAAGGAAGCCATATCTTCCGATCCTTTTTAAACTTAAAGATTATAACGCTAATATAGTAAAATGACTTCCGTCGCTGCATTCAATGACATGCTCACACAATTTCTTGTGGAATTGCATAAGACTTTTCCAGATGAAAAAGGTATTAAGAAGGTCATGACCACCGTCGATTTGCTTAAATCTACAAACCCACGATCAATTGTTGATCTTTACATGAAGGGGATTGGTCCATACGCGCAAAAGATCAGTGAGAAGGATGAAAAGTTTCTTCTCGAAGAGATTGAAAAGATTGAATTTTTGAAGGAATTCAACATTGGAAACTACTGGGGTAAAGCATCGGAAAACACAAAGAATGCGGTATGGCAATATCTTCAAACCCTGTACATGCTTGGTACCACGATTACTGCAATTCCAGCCGATACACTTTCCATGATTGAAAACATCGCCAAGGATTGTGCCGACAAGATGCAGGACGGGGACAATCTTGATCAGGATGCTCTCATGAAAGCCATGGGTAACATGCTTGGTGGGATGATGAAAAAATAAAACTTAATATATATTAAATGAAGGTCTGGTTTGAAGACCCAAAACAACTTGTAAGAGCTGATCAGGTTTTACAGTTTTGGCCAAATAAAAATCAAACTCCCGAAGACAGGATAAACGCTGCTTCACGTTTTGTGATTTATGCGTGCACTATTATTTATCTCATTCGAAGAGATCCACGTATCTTTGTTTTAGGTACAACTGCTTTGAGTGTTCTTTATGTTCTTTATAAATCTAAATTAATTAAGGAAAGTTACGGATTCAAATCTGATAGGAATGGTGAATGTCAAATGCCAACCGTTGATAACCCAATGGCCAATGTATTAATGACCGATTACAATGATAACCCAAACAGACCATCCGCGTGTGATTACAATCAAGTAAAGCCATATGTCAAATACTTTTTAGATGACAGGATACCATTTGATGCCGGACGTTCTCGAAGCCCAATGCCAGAATATCAACGTAAGGCTGCGGCGCGACAATTTGTATCGACCGCTGTGTCTAAGATTCCAGGAGACCAAACCGCCTTTGCCGAGTGGTGTTATGGTCCCAAGAACGGACCAATTTGTAGATCTGATCCACGGTTGTGTGATCCAAATGCTCGGGGTGCGCAGCTCAGTGCATTCAGAGGATTGAATATTAGTGGTGATAGACGATAAATATTTCTCGTGTAATAGTAAATGGCATATCAGCTTCAACCTGGTCTTGCGATAGTTCAAAATAAGGGAGCTCTCCCAGCAGTAAGAGCAACTGACGAAGTCTTTGTTTATCCTCAGCCCAGTAATCTTAACTGTGGTGGATGCCGCCCAAATACACCTTTATATGGCACCGCGCCATTTATGGCTGGTAAGGGCGCTCCAGCTAGATTTATTGATGTGAGCGATGAACTCAGACCACAAAGCACATCTCAATTTAATAAACATCTCGTTCAAACATACGAACGTAACCTTTTCCCACTCACAAATGTCGAATGCAAAGTCCCACTTCGTACCATTTCTTATGAGCCAACTAGTACTAGAGCTGAACTCCAGAACGGACTTTTTCAGCAAAGATACGCTAATAAAAATGTTAATAACAAATAAGAATGGCTGATCCCATTTCGCTCGCAGCTATAGCCGGACTCATCTATGCCGGCCGTGCATTGAGTAATAAATCCGAGCCCCCAGTACTTGTTCAGAAGCCAACACAAGAACTAGTACTCGAGACCGAGATTATTGATAGTGGTGTTCCAGAATTTGTGGAACGTGATTTTGAACCACGTGTGCAACTTGAAAGTAAAAGAGAAGTGGAATCTTTTGCCGACATAGGAATGCAACAAAGAAGTGGTGGTCAAGAGATATTAACTATGAGAGATCGCATGTATGACACTGGTCGTATGAACAATCTTTCACCAATTGAAAAACAACTAGTTGGTCCAGGTCTTGGTGTTAGTATTGATACACCAGCTACAGGAGGTTTCCAACAAACATTCCGTGTTAATCCAATTAATGTCGGTGAATACCGTCTTACTACATTACCAGGTCGTTCAGGTCCAGCTTTCGACATTGGCGGGGGTCGAAGAACTGGTTTCGGTGAAATGACACACAATAAGCCAGAAACTACCGCATATTTACCTTCTCGTCTTCCAACAATGGCCGGGCGCGCGCAAGGTATGTCTGGTGTAACACCAAGACAAGAACACGAAAAGACTAAAAGAACTACTCACCGTTCAGAAACTGGTCATCGCGGAGATGCACTTGGTTTTAATGGCGCGAAGCGATTTATTTCAGCCCAAGCCATGCCACAAGATCCAACTCGATTCAAATCTGATCGCAACGATGAACATTACATGTACGCTAATCAACCAGCGCCAGGTATCAGTTCTTTCTATGGTGCTTACACAAATAGCGCGGCTGCCCAGGTTTCTGCGAAGACTAACGAAGAGTTGATGAAGTATGGTTTCCGTCCAGAAGATCGTAGAGGTAAGGCGAACCGTATGGGTAACCCAGGCCGCATGAATGTTACACAAACACGCGGTGCTCTTACAGCCGTTCGCGCCGATACTACTCGTATCGATGGTCGTGTGAATGGTCCTAATGGTGGTTGGACGCAACAATATCAACAAAAACCATTCCATCAATTTAATGCTTACAAGGGTAACGAGAATCCACACTTCAATACTCTTGATCTTGCCCAAAGACAACTTCAAAATAACCCATTGGCTCAGCGCATTTGCTAAATAGAATTTATATTAGACAAAAACAATCATTAAAATATTGTCCCTATATTTTAATGAAGGTCCATACCCTTGACATAGATAGCAGTATGAGAGATACCAATGTGTATCCATACGCTAATACTTATGTCGTGACATTAGATAAACCAATTTACGATGTCGCCCAAATTAAGTTGATATCCGCGAGAATACCTACACCACAATTAACTATTTGTTCTACAAATAAGACTTTTAGTATTTATGATTCTGGTGCTCCAAATGATACAATTGAAGTTACACTTAATGAAAAAAATTATACAAGTGGAACAACTTTAGCTTCGGAACTTCAGTCTCAATTGTTTATTGAGTCCGGTGACCCAACACCAACGTGTATCGATTCCGTTGCATTTGATTCTGTTATAAATACCCTTACATTTTCAAATACAAATACAAGTAATACTTTTTCGTTTGAATTTTTTGATGGTACCAATGGTTATTTGAGTAATGTAAATACCACAACACCTCATCAGGTTTTAGGATTTTCATCTAAAAATACAGTTGAAGATGATACTGTAGTATCCGGTGCAATTAATTTAAATGGACCAAACTCACTTATTATAAGACTTTCAAGTGGTTCAGATGAATTTAATAAAATTGTATTTTCATCAACCCCATTTTATACGGGTACTGTTCTTTTGAATGGAAGTGATGTTATAAATTATCACGGAGCCGATGATCCACTAACACACGAATTTCATACCGGATCTCAAAAATTTATTAAAGATCTTAAAGTTGAATTTTTTTACATGAGTCACGGGCGATTAATTCCATATGATTTTAGAAATCAGGATCATATTTTAAAATTTGAAGTTACATGTTCTACTGATAAATTTGAAGCATTACCAAAAGTTCCACTGGATATGGTAGATGATAAAAAAGAGGAGAAAAAGTCAGAAATAAGCATTCCCGAAATAATTGAGAATCCTTATAAATGGAAAGAGTATCTTTCTATTGGCGTGATTGTTATTGTGGGAATCATATTAATGTTCCTAATGAATGGCCGTCGAAGACCGGTACTTAGCGAGTAATCGCGAAGACTGGTTGAGCTGGCTTGGAGACGCGAGTGGAGATGCGCGCGATAACCAAATAGACGGCGATGGACAAGAGAGTGGTCAAGATAGCAGTGAGGGTGTATTGGGCACCACCATTCTTTGGCACCTTGATGAGTTGTTGGATGGTCCAACGAACGAGGTCATTCCAGCTGAGAGCAGCCGCGAAAGAGAAACCCGCAACGATAGCGTTGAGGGATTGAGTTTCGAGCTCTTGGGTGACAA